CATATTGTTTTTTAATTCTATTTTGAATTGTGTCGTCGGACAAACCAAGCATTTCAGAGCAGTCAATTAGTGTAGCACCAAACTGCAGTATTGCATCTAGCACCTTCCAATCTAACTCTTTTTTAGGTCTGCCCACGCTATTTGTCATAATTCACCGATAAATTACTAAACCATTGTTTGTAAATTTGCTCTGATATTTTATGCATCATTAATGGTGGGACTGACATGCCCATTTGGTATCGAGCTAAACTTTTATTTTTATATTTATAATCTTCCGGAAAAGAAAAAGCCCTTTCCCACCATTTGTAGTGCAAAACTTCTGGTCGATCCCACCTATAATGGGCCTTACCACCATTGTTGCCTGCATTTAAAGTGTGAAAAGGTTTATTTGGATTGGTTTTAACATGGCCCAACCATGAGCTTTTACTATGTCCTTTAGATAGGCTATCACCGACACTAACCTTACTCCATAAAATAAAACCCAACTTACCCTCTTTTAATTTATAATCCGATTCTAGGTGCAGTAGATCTGATACAGATTCTTTTGCTGTTATAATTTTTTCATCAAATCCGATCTTTAAGCTTGGCAAATTTAAATCTTTCCTACGACAAACAAAAAAAACTCTTTCGCGTTTTTGAGGCAATCCCATTGTGGCGCCATTAAGTAAAAACAATTGCACATCATAGCCAGCAACATTAAATAAATTTATTATCTGTTTAACATACCCTTTAGCATTTCCCATCAACATGCCTTTAACATTTTCAGCTACTACAATTTTAGGCTGCAGTTTTTGTGCTAACTCAATATAGTGAAAAAATAAATCATCTAGTATTTGATCTGCTTGACCTTCTCTGAATTTCTTTTTCTTGCCCCATGCTTTTTCTCGTGATCCGGCCATTGAAAATGAACTACAAGGCGGTGATCCATCAAGTATATCTAAATTATATAATTCTTTAGGCAAATCATTTCTTAGTTTAAAAGTTTCTATTGATTCTAAATATGAATATTTAGGATTATGATTTTGTTTATATATTGCCATCATTTCAGGATCAATTTCATTACATCCAATAACTTCGAACCCCGACATCTTGTAACCCATTGTGGAACCGCCACCGCATGCAAAACAGCTAAAAACTTTTAAGCCATTTTTAGGCACATCTTTTAAGTCTGATAAATTCCATTTATAGGTAAATTTACTCATTGAACTCAAATCCGCACTTTGGGCATGTATGTTCTAAATCATTACCAAAATTATCAGTATCAATTTCTTTATTTTTATCTGATAAATCTTCTGGTTCTAAAATTTCTGGAATTTCAAAATTTTTAATACCTAACAGATCAATATCTAAATCCAATAATTCAATTTCTTCTAATATTAAATTTTTATCTAACTCTGCCCATTCAGCTATTGCATTATCTGCAACAGTGTAGGCAAAAAATTGCGCCTCGTTCTCAAACTCTTGGTATATTACAGGTAGTTTTTTATAACCTAGTTTTTTTGCAGCTTCAAATCGTCCATGTCCTGCCGCAATTATGTTTGTACCTTTTTGAACAATTAAAGGATTTCTAAAACCTTGATATTCTATTATTTTGCATAATCGTTCTATCTGAGCTTCTGGATGTTTGTTTGAATTTCTAGAATAAGGTATAAGTTCTTCAATGTTGACAATACTTATCTCGTTTGATTTTATTTCCATCTGTAATTAGTCCATTTTTTTTTATTAATATTTGCCATTATTCCATAAGATATTTTATCATGTTTCAACATTGCAAATCTTATTGTTTCTTTGTTAACTCCGTACAAATTAGCTATTTCATCCCTTGATATGCCCAAACAATACATAGATAGTATTTTGGAATACTCACTAGACTTTATTCTGTTATTAGAATTTAAATCACCACTATAAGAATGTTTGTTTTTTAACACATAAATAGAGTGCCTAACATTCTCGCTGGCCGTGACATATTCTAAATTCTCAATATTGTTATTTTTTTTATTACCGTCTTTATGGTTAACGGCAAGACAAGACTCACCAAAAAAACTAGATGCTACCAATCTGTGTACCAGTGTAGATTTACCACTTATTTGTATATCCAAGTAACCATCTTTCCTGTTCCTTGGGCTCATGAATTTTTTGGAATAAAACGAGTAAACTCTGCCATCTTTGTAAACTTTGTATTTAGGATTCTTTGGATTGGGTATAATTCTGGGATCGTCAATAGCAATAAGCTCGCTATAAGAGCAATTGAATTTCATTTACACTTCCTTGTCTCTGACAATTTAAGTCTAAGTCTCTGACTTAATTTATGATTAATTTTTAAATGCTAAATGTCAAATTAATCTTCATACTCGTAGGTATATTTTGTCACGGGTTGAATAGGCTTCATTCCTGGTAGTTTATTTGCCTCGTAGCTGGCAAGCCACGCCCTCCATGCTTGAGCTGTTGCAAGCATAAGAACACTATTAACCCATGAATCAAATAATTTCTTTTGCTCTTCGATTTCCATTTGTGTTAACATTTTAATAATCCTAGTTTAACTGTTGCCGGTTTAAACTCTCAACCCCCGTACTAGGCGGGGGATTTTCATTGCTTTCATTTTCTGATTGATTCAATTCTTTATAAATAGCCTCCATGGATTCAATGCAAAACTCACGAACAACATCGCTAACGTGCATTGTGCGAACTGCTTCTTGATACCAAATATCCCTAAAATCAATTTTCTTTTTCAAAACAACCCCTATCTTTATTCCACTTACCAAACATTCCGTCATCGCAGTATTTTCCGATTTCGATATCGTCTTCAATAGTAATGCCAATTTTTTCCATGTCGTCTATAGCTTCGTTGACTATATGTGGGGCATAAGTGCTTCGGTTGTGAGCGTAACGACGTGCCAATGGTAGAATTTCCCTAATTATTTGTTTCAGCATTAGGTTTTCTGATTCTAAATTATCCATCCTTATACCTCAAATATTTTTGCTCTTTACCCTTACAAGCCTTATGATTCTTTTTAAATTCTTTATGTTTATTAATTAAGTGTCCATTTGCTCATTTTATACAAATCCTATAAAAGTAAAGTTTAGTGCAATGTCACGCCTTCTATATTGTGATAAATTTAATTTTGTGTCTTGACCAAAAAAAGCAAAGTCTCCCATCATATAACCTTTACCTTTCGGTGTCTCAAATATATATGAATCATCTACATTTAATATACAAATTTCAAAAATATCTCCTGACTCATTATGCATAAAAATCATCTAAACCACCCCTTTAACCAATTTACAAACGTCCATTTAAGTCCATTTGCCCAAACAGAGTCATAAGTCTCAACCTCGCAATCACAAGGCTTCACTAAAAACACGTGGTAGCATCTAGCGCACATTTTAAATTTTATCATTTCAGCACCCCCACCTATTGCATATGAAGTCTAATCCAGCTAAAGACCATATTAATTTTAACTACCGTTCAATATCACTCATTTTCAAAACTCACATTTTTTAATTATAAATTCTAAAGATCTATCAATAAATCCTGATTCAAAATCATCATCACCTCTAACAAAAATCAAAAATGTTAAAAACAAAACAACGGAAGTGAAGGGCACAAATAGAGCTAATCTCCAAAAATACTTTTTCATTTATTCTTCTCTCCCCAAACAATAAACACCGCCGTCATTACCAAGCACGCTAAACTAAACCCACCCAAACCGACATAAAGCCATGGAGAGTTTGCGCCTGCCGTTGCGGCTACAATAAAAAAGCCTAGGGTTAAGATCAGTAAAATAATTGCGATTGCTGTTTTCATTTTTCCTCCAAACTATCTAAAAATTCTATTAGTATCATTGCTCTTAACAGTAAAATTTCCTCACTACATGGATTATGTGAATCATGCCAAAAGTAATCGAATGAAAAAGTATAGTCGTAAGTGTTTATACTTTTCCAAAAGCTATTGAATGGTTTTTTTAAACCAAAGGCGTGATCTGTTCTTGCCATGTATTGGCATAAAGGCAATGGTTCATAGCGTCCAACATTTGAAAGACTAGATTCAAACCAATGGTCCTCAATCTGCTTACGGTCATCCTTGGTTATTTTCATCACACAACTCAAATGTTTCAGCTCTAAATTTTTTATATTGTTCAATAATGTCAATTGGGCGTTGATCACATGCCGCAATAATTGTGATATTGTCTTGCAAACATGCTAAGTAAAAAACCATTGCTACTTTTTTAAACATCAATTCATCATGACTATCAAATTGATTATCAGATAAAAATGAATCTAAATGTCTTTGAAATTTTTCTTCTATAGTCATTAATCTACCTTTTGTAATTTTTCAAAAATAAATTTAATTTTTTTTTAAGATCTTGCCTTTGTTTTTTTAAACACTTTTCGCATCTTGATGTGTCTATAATCAATTCCTCAACCGGCGGACTAACATTATCTATTGAGATGTAAGTCTCTTTTGCAACATTATGTAGCTCACCACACTCAAGACATGGATTATATTTTCTCACCAACTATCCTTTTTAAGTTTATTTTCTTTTTCTGATAATGTTCTAAAACTAATTTAAACATGGCAGAGTTATCAATAGCGCAAAGCTTTTCAGTTTGAATTATCACATCAGCTATTTCAGTAGCAAGATCCTCCTTGCTACATTTATTCAACCTGTAATGAGTAACTGCAACCGATAGCTCTGCAAGCTCTTCTAGAACTTT